CGGTACTCAACGACGTCTGCATTCTGCCTAACGTTTATGAGTCCGTTCCTTAGCTCACCTCGGAGAAAACTTAACAACGCACAACTTGCGTTGCCAATCCTCACCTTCCTACCCCCTTCACTTAATAACATACCGTTTCGAACCTTAATGGTAGCAGGGACAGACAGCCATCGTTGGAAAACGATGCGTTGCTGTCTCTGTTTCCCACTAAAGATGAGGGACGGTACGCGGATGCCAGAATCAATGGGGCTATCATAGGGCACTAACAACATTTCATCCGCTCGTAAGAGCGAAAGAAGATATTGCACAGTCCTTCTGAGAATAACCCCAACTCGAGCACTCCATTCATTTAGGAGATTGACGGCGATCGCGACGTCTTGGCGCGAGGATATCCTTTTCAGGTATACCCCGCGTATGTTATTGCCACAGTAATAATCGTGGCCGCAAGATTCGCGGAATGGTCCCGAATTAAAGGACTTCGCATCGTTGACAACAAACCCACAGACTTTTAAAGCTGCAAGGAGGTCATCATAAGCTTCAGTTTTGACGATTAAGTCATCACCAAAGACAGCCCAGTTACCTGGGACGACTGGACGATCTGACCGAAACTCGATATTCGCCTCACGACGAATACCACGTAATCGGTAAACCGTGCGAATAATCGCACCGAGAATGATAGTCATCAAAGGGAACGTAAAACCGTTCCCCATCGTACTAATCATCCCCAGATCTCGCACAATACCATGAGACGGTACTTCGACACTGTTGCAGCGCAGCTCCATCAATAGCTCGAAAAGCCATGATGGCAGTATCGCCCTGCATAGTTCGATAGAAATACTATCACTAGCATTCGCTAGATCGAGAGTGGCAAACGAGCCATCTCGAGACCCAGCACGTGCAAGTACGCGGTTGTGCTCAGGTTGAGTTCCTAGATCGATGGACCATTTGGCCACCAACCGTTCCTCTAAAATGGTTTTTAAGCCTTTCTGGAGAAACATATTTAAGGAGGGTTCAACACACACTAGCCGTGATACGGTTGCATACTTCGGAGCAAAAGAAACCTTCGAACTGCACAGTATGCGGACATTACCGAACTTGGTTACACGGGCCTTCTCGGCCTTAGACCATCGCGGAATTATTCCTACATACGCCTTGAAGATATCAACAAGGTTAACAGATGTGGCAGACAAGACGCTAGCGCCGAACTTCTCAAAGAAGCTCGTACCACTAGCTAGTCTGGCACTACCCGGCCCTATGTCCCCACGCTGAGCGATATCGCTCCACGTAGGTATGTCGTCCGGGCAACTAAAGAAGTCGTCAAGCTCTCGCTTGAGCTCCCCTAGGAATTCCCTGTCGGGACTATCCCAACTAGGAAGCCTCCATCGTTCAGAGAGGTGATTAGCCTCCAAAAACTTTAGCAAGGCCGCATCATCAGCACTATCTGAGGTCTCGCGCCACTTTTTGAAGAGTGTCGTGGAGAGAATCTCAGTAGCCTTTTGAATATGCGGCAGGCTTTTATCGCTTTCGGCGATATCCATCTGCAGATTTGTGAAAAGAGCGTCCCGATCTAAGATCATAGGTGCCTCACAAGAACGTTCAATTGATAAAACGACCAAGAACTTTCAAAAGGAGGGCTCGTAAGAGCGCCTTCATCAGTTGCTTGATCGTCGCTTCCTCTAAGCTATCCATGGCGGCTAAACCGCTAAGATGGCAGCTTTGAGAATCATCGCAAGTGCGACCAGGACGGTCCCACATACGATTAGGAGCCGGGCGACGGAGGACATTAAAGTTCTCCGGTCACCGCGGCATCACAGATTGCTTGGACATTCTCGACAAGCCAAGAGGCGTGTGCGAGAACCATCGCTTGCAACTGTGTTGGGTCAGCCAAGTCACAACCCGCCGCAATGTCCATGACACTGCGAATGGCGTTTTTGACCGGGGACTGACCCGCCAGCGGAATTCCACCCTTCCATGTGCTGAAGGAGTAGGAATTGACAGGAACGTTCGGAAGCCGACCATTGGTTCCAACGGGCGGAAGTGGCTTTAACGCCACCGGCCGAGTGGCCATGAAGCTGAACGGTGACGACACAGAGTGCGTCGTCACGGCTCCGGGCTGCGTTCCACCTTTCGCCGTCACAACAGCACTTCTGCTGTTATTAGGCGTGAGTGAACTCGCTGTTCGGGTCCAGGTTGCGGTAGTAAAACCGCTCAGCGTACCTGACTGAGTCAGTACGCCTGTCATCGTAAGAGCCATGATTAACCCCTTAGGGTAACGTTGTGGCAGTTGAGGTCACAATAACCTCAACCGGAGGGGAACCGGAACTTCTGAGCTACTAGCAACGCAAGCATATTGACTTGCTGCCTGAACTTGGGAAGCTTAAAAACTATCCCAGGCACAGGCACGTTTTCTATGCGCTGCCTGCTAATAGTGGTCTCAGACCATTCCACCTCTGAATTTTCGATCGTTTCCTCTTTCACTATCATAGGAGAAAAGGCCTCCAGGCGAGCGCCTGAAGCCATCCGATGAGTAATGTTTTCCGACCTTATCGTTCGGGCTGCCCATTGGACAGCACCTTGCGG